ACCCAGTCTAATTCTGGATCGTCATATACTACAGCAGCAATTGTATCAGGTCTATCTCCTTCCTTGATCATTCTGAAATCAAATGCAGTAATTGCAAAATCAATATCAGTTCTAAGTTTTGCTCTCTTGAAAATGTTCTTGACTAGAACTCTTTCATCACTTCTCTTTCTTCCTGGTAGTAAAGAGACAGCAGATATATTTGGTAACTCTCTGAAATAAGACATTAGTAACCTACCTCCGTGGGTCTAATTTGATAAAGATCTCCGTCACGTGCTGGAATATCCGTTACATCCTTAGACCTTCTATCATCAAGTATATCCATAGTATAATCAGTTGCGTATACTGGTTCGAGTTCTTTCATTTGAATTGCTATAGTGCAACTCACTGGTTGACCTTCATCGTATGCTGACCATTGACCATCTGGTGTATAGTTGACTGCTGTGCCTACAACAGCACAAGGTTTAATTCTATTTACACCCTCTATAATACGTCCACCAGTAGTGCGATACTGAAGTCTAAAGATGTTTGGTGCTCCTAGGTATAAACTTCTCTCACCTGCTTGGCTTGCCATTGTCTTTGCTGCCATTCCTTGCTTAAAGAAACGAATAATTCTCTTCACTTCTAGTGCTTCTTGTTCATCTCTTGGACTCATTCTCCAACTGAATTGGAAGTCTCTCAATGTCACTGCATTGAATAGCAATTCATTGTTACTGTTTGGAATAACACCGAAACCTCTAGAGAGAAGTGACTCAGGTGTAACATTAACACCCAACATACCCAAGATACTAGCACCAACTTGGGTTTTCATTGCTGCCTCACCACCAGATGACTTCAACATCTTAGCAAGTGCTTGTATCAATGCGTCCCTGGATCGATCTTGTTCTCCATTAGGACCTGTGATACCTGGATTTTGACTACCAAGAGCAGCTGCTGCGAGAGGAATAAGCATTCCTGCAGGACCACCACCAAAAGCAGATACAAGTCCACCACCAATTCCAGCAAGTGGGTTGCTCATAACAGCAGAAGTGAGTGTTGCAGAAAGATTATTCATTGCATCATCACCCCAAGAGATATTATTGGAGTCTGTAATATTATTCGGCATAGGCAACTTGACCTGTGCTACGAATTTCTTCAGTGATGAAATCCTTTGTTGACCTTTAGATATATTTTCAAGTGGATTTATATCTCCTGTACCAAAAATTTGATTTTTTCTTGGTGGTTGATATATGAACTGGTCAACGGTAACGTAATCTTGTCCACGAATATCTCCATAATTAGCATCAAATGGATACTTAGCATTTTTGATAGGGTCTCCACCACCTGCTTCAAACATTTTTTCAAATTCTGCTAGTTCTTCAGGACTTATCTTCAGAAAATTATTTGCCTCTCCTAATTTATCTAAGACGACTTTACCTAATTCTAATGCTTTATCACCTACAGTACCAGCAAATTGACCAATTGACTCAGCACCATTAGATGACGCTGGATCATTGTTTCCTGGTTCTACTTCGTCAGGTACAACCTCACTCTCTTCCTCTGCATTAAATGGTATAACTTGTAATGGTTGGGCACCTCCAGTTATTGCTTGTTTAGGTATAAAAGCATCCTGGTTGAAACCTGGTGATAAAAAGTTGTTACTGATTCTTTGTGTGGATAAGTTTACTGCTTTTTGGTAACCTAATGATAACTGTTGTTCTTGTGTAGATGCCGAACCATTTATAGTTCCGGTTGCTAAAATTGCTGCTGCTGTTTCTGGTGTGGTTACTTCTATATTACCGGCACTACGAATACCAAGAAGTCCAGTGTTCGATGTTTTACCAGAACCACCAAATGTTGTATTTCCTTCTGAGTCTACTACTGCTAATACATATGGGCGTACAACAGTACCAACTATATCTGGATTTCCCGTTCTCTCATTTGCAATATAAGCTGTGCTTCCATCTGCATTCAAACGAGTCTGTACAAAGGTACTTTTGCCGTTGATCTTAACTCTCCATACCTGATTGTTACTACCCGTACCACCAGTATTGATTAGGTTAAGACCTTGCTCTGAACCCGCAGGTATTCTTGCATCTGTGTTTACTGCTGACATTTAAATACTGTCCCACGCTGTTTCTGGACTAACAAAGATTCCTGACTTGTCTACAAAATTTTCAGTCACTAATTTTGCGACATCATTGTATTCGTTTCCATCAACTGGAATAGCATACATATCACCCATGTTACCAGGAATGTAACTGTGTATAAGTTTGGAGTAACCTACAGAAAAGTCCACTTGTTTCTTATTTATCAAGGAAGCAGCAAGTTGTCCTCGGAGTGCAGGATTTAAGTAATGTAAGTTAGCACCAAGGACTCTGGTGCTGGTGATTTCAATGATGTAAGCAAGGGGTCTCCTATCATAGAAAGGATATCTATCAGGACGTTTTGCATTGTATTGGAAGAAACAGAGAGAACCTGGTATTGCTTCAGCACGATTATTTTGTAGTTCAGTGAACAGTTCATTAGCATACCAATTAGGATCCTGACCAGAAGAACCTGCCCGTGCCATGATTCTACTACCAATAGTATCTCTTGTTACAGCAGATTGTTGTCTTTGCTTTAGAGTCTTCCTTGGCATTACTTGATTCCTAGATCGTCTTCAGTCATAATCTTGAATTCAAACTTGCGGTCAGCACAGAACTCTCGTGCTGCTTTCCACTTTGCTTGATTAACTGCCCAAGTTACTATGGAGTTTTGCCATGCCTTAGTTCTCCTTTTGGGATTCATATTTGGTTGTGCTACTTGCTTCTTTGGTTTTATTTCAATAACCATCTGTCTTAACTTACCGGTCTTGTCCACATATTTGATAAAGAAGTCTGGGAAGTATCGATGAATTCTTTTATCTACAGGTGAAACATATGGAATGAAAAATTCTTCTGATTGCCATTCCTTCACTGACTCATTCAGGTCACAGTAAGAACAAAATTTTCTCTCCCAAAGAGAACGGTATATTATATTATTCGCATTCCCATTATATTTCTTTGGATAAGACGGGAGATACCTTCCCTTATACGACATACATAGTATATAAGTAGTTTCAAAGTATTTAGATGGCAACATATTCGCCTGAGATTCTATACAAGAAGATAAATGATGTTCAGGAAACCTTTGGTGGGTTGTCCCAGACTTCCCAGTTTATGGTGACATTAAATCTTGGACGTTCTACTATTCGACAGAGTGGTATTGGTCCTTTGAATAGATACCTCACTAGGTGTGGATTGTTTAATCAATCTAAATCTACGGAAGAAACATATGACTTCTTATGTTCTGATGCATCTTTACCAGGATCATCTTTTGATATGGCAGAAGAATCTGGTAGTCGTCAGGGAGTTATTGAAAGATTTCCGATGCGTAGAATCTATGCTGACTTCGATTTGACTTTCTATGTTGATAAAGAATATAATACTATTCGTATCTTTGAGGAATGGTTGAACTGGATTGACCCACTCAGCAGAGGCAGCACAACATATGATGGTGATGAAGAGGGGCAAGCAGGATTTGATGAGAGTAATAGTTTCTTTAGGATGAGATATCCTAATCAGTATAAGACTAAGGTTTCTATCGTTAAATTTGAAAGAGGGTTCTGGAGGAATCCAAATGAGGTAGTCAAGGATGACAAGATTAAAAAGAAACTTCAACAACAACCCATCTTAGTATATGATTTCATTGATGCATTCCCAATGAATATTTCTGCCATTCCATTTTCTTATGATGGAAGTTCAATAACAAAAGTTACTGTGAACTTTAATTATGCTAGGTATACTGTTTCAAAACAGATCCCCAGAAACGATTGAACTACCACCACTAAATAATTTTATCGTAATATAACATTATGCCTTTACCAAAGATTTCTACCCCGACTTATGAGTTGGAATTACCGTCAACAGGAAAGAAGATTAAGTATCGCCCATTCCTAGTTAGAGAAGAAAAGATTCTTATCCTTGCTTTAGAAAGCGAAGACGAGAATCAGATTGCAACTGCAGTCAAAAATACACTGAAAGCTTGTATTCAGACCAGAGGTATCAAGGTTGAGAACCTTCCTACATTTGATATTGAATATCTGTTCTTGAATATCAGAGGTAAGTCTGTAGGCGAAGCAGTTGAACTTATTGTTACCTGCCCCGATGATGGTGAGACAACAGTTCCAGTCAAGATTTATATTGATGAAATTGGTGTTGTAAAACAAGAGGATCATTCTCCAGACATTGATTTGGATGGTAATCTGACACTCCGTATGAAGTATCCATCATTGGATCAGTTTGTTTCTAATAACTTTAGTTTTGACGAACGTGAAGATTTAGATAAATCATTTGAAATTATTGGTTCATGTATTGATGTAATCTTCAATGCGGATGATGCTTGGTCTACATCTGATGTTACCAAGAAAGAACT